GTTTTTAAACGCATAGCAGCTAAATCAAAGATCGTCATATTAGATCCTTGAAGTTTCTTATTCATAGCAAGATAGCCTGCTCCTGCTACCATCATGTAAGGTGCGTATGACATACCCATCTGCATTAGAGGGTGCATTTCCGGCTCCATTTGAGCTGCAGAAAAATATATACTGTCATTTTTAGCACCTATCATGATTAGTCTCCTTTTTTAGCCCTGTCTAAAGCAGCTAATTCCTCTTTTGATAAAGATATTTTATTTAGCTTTTGCTTTTCTAGTTCTTGTTGCTCAAAAAGCTGTCTGGCTTCTTCTAATTTCCAATGCCCTAATGCTTGTTCTAATTGTTCAACATTTTCCTTTTGAACAATAGGTTTCTTTTCTTCTTTAGTTCCGTTTAAATTATCATAGATTTCTTTAAGATCTAATCTTTGGAAATTAGGATTAGTTTTAGAAAGAATATTTTCTGCTATAACAAAGCATTTTATAAATTCTTTTTCACTTAAATTATCTATATCGAATAGAGTATATCTTGGAATTGCACTTATAACTACAGCTCTCATATGTTCAAAAATAGAATCTCCAGGATTCTCTTTTCTTTGAGCAGCAATATCAAAAAGTATTTGATTAGAATCTTGTGCGCCCGACATATAATATATAAGTTCGCCTGCACTTAGTATATGCCCCATAGGTGTAGTCTTAGGTAAATAACTAACATCTCCTAAGAAACATAGATTAAATATCTCTTCGTAAATAAAAAGAGGCGCTTTAACGCCTCCTTTTAAAAACTTATCAAAAAGTCTAAACTCTCTCATAGAGAGTAATCTAAACTGATATTCAATGCCTGTTTCAAATTCGATATTGTAGAGCTCTTTACCTTGTTTAAGAACTCTTACTAAATCCATTTGTTACCTCATAGTTGAGTTGTAAGTAGCATTGCTTGTTGTGGTGTTAAGAAACCAGAATTAAGCAGAATCATTTGATAAAGAGAATCTACTACTCCTGCTTTGCTGTTTTCAAGCCATTCGTTGTTTGGCTCAGGCCAAAGGATACAGTTTCTTACTACTGTTTCTTTTAGTTTTTCTTCTAGCTCGTCAGCGTTCTCAGAATCTCTTAAACGCTTCATAGCTTCTTTAATCTTCTTCCACTCACCTCTTGTAAGGTGGTGGTAGATGTAATTATCCATGTCACCAAAACTCATTACATGAATACCATTTTGACCAAATTGCTCTTTCCAACTATCAATAGTGTCCAATGAAGGAGTGTTTGGATCTTTAGCAAGAAAACCTAATATTTGACTTCTCATGTTATCTGAAGAGTCTTCTTGAGATACAACTTCAGGTTGTACTTCTTCTACTGGTTCTGCTTGTTTTGGTTTTGCTTCTTCCATTAAGGAATCAAGTTCTTGGTCTAAACTCATAGTTTTTTCCTCGATAATTTTATTTAAAATAATTGGCTCTTTTTTCTCTGCTTGCTTTTTAAGTTCTTCTTTTTTCTTTTTTTTAGCAAGTTCTTTTTTACGTTTAATTCTATCTTTACGTTTCTTTACTTCTACTTTTGGTTCTTCTTTTATAACAGTTACTTCTTCTACAACAGGAACGAATGCTGACTCAGGTAAACTTCTTATAATGTCACTTCCTGTAGGGCAACCATTATTGATGACTTCCTTTACATTGCCTTTTAAGGGAGCACCAAAAAGAACATACCTGTCATTAATTAAACTACCTTTATAACTCATTGTTTATTAAGTCCTTCAATATCTCTAGCAATAAATGAATATTCTTCTAATAATACATTTTCACTTACTTGTATACTTTGACCTCTTGAAGTTAAAAAGGAATTATAAATAATTATTTCATAACCTGAACTATTTGTAGTTTCAATAAATATATTGAATAATGGTGCATCTAAAAAACTATCGGCTTGATATAAATCTTTTAATATTTGATTTTGGTCATTACCTAAATGAAAGTTAACTACAAAACTACCTTGTATTATTCTTCTACCAGGCAAAACCATATCGTATAGATGTGATGCATAACCATATACGGGTTGATTAGATTCGGTAGTGTTAAAAGAAATGCCACCGCATTCAATTAAGTTGCCTCCACCTAAATCAACACGTATATTAGCTCCTGAAAAATATTGATATGGGTAGTATGCCATCTTAACTCTTCTTTTCTATTTGATCTATATGAGTAGCTTGGAACTGTAATACTACTTCAGTAATCATATCATTTGTAGAAGTAACAATACCTTCAGATATAATTTCAACATTATAAATTGAAAAGCCTAAAGCATCACCTACTTCGTTCTTATACATTAACATTAAATCAAATGGAAATAATGCCCCTGAATTAAAATTGGAGCTATTAAAAACTTCATCTTTATCATCTCGATGTTTTTTATGTTTGTTTGGATAACCCATTAACTCACTTAACGGATGATTATCTCTAAGTACACAAATAATAGAGCCTGCAACAGTTCTTATATTACCTGTAAACCCTACAGGAGAAGAATACCCTAGTCTCCTAACAGGTGCTTTTGCTTCATATATGGAAACAGATACAGTACTTACAGAATCTAAATGTATCGGACTGTTATTATTAGTTTTTGCAAATACATTGCAGTCTGATCCTGAAAAAGAATACCTATAATTTGCTTTCGGCGCTATTGCTTTAGGAGAAGGTTTTGTTTCTGGTTTTTTAAGATTATATTTTTTGTCAGCAAGACGATATAGCTCGCTTAAGTTTAAATCGGGATTGTTGCTTATTAAAGAAGAAACAGTATTGTTTGTAATGATTGAGTATAATTCAGTAGCAGGCAAAGTTCCTGGTCTGAATATATAGTTTGTTATGTACTGTTCTTTTGTTAATACAGGAAGTTCAAATTTATTGCCAACTCTTTTGTTGTGATCATTTACAAACCTTAAATATTCCTGATACTCTTTCTCAAACTCATCATCTTCTCTTCTTTTCTTGAGAGCCACATGAGCTCTATCCCTAGGATTGCTTTTACGATCTCGATTACCATCACTTCTATAACTAGTACTCCTACTCACCCCCCTACTACCTTCATTAACGTCAACATTTATAGGGTTTACATTTGTATTTACATTATTTTTTTGCGGTTGCGCTTTTACTTCTTTGCAAAGAGCAAAAGTCATTAAAAAAAGACTAACGATTATAATTCTCATATATAAACACCCTTTAGTAAGCTAACGTGTTTTTATTGTTAGCTTACTAAAAGATCTTATTTTATTCTACAAGTGTTTACTAAAACTTAACTACTAGTTAGTAGCATTAGTTCCTCTTCGACTAGCTTTTGTAGAGGAATCAGAACTAGTCCAAGGTAAAATAGTTCTACAGACATAAGTCATTTGATTTTCTACAACAATATCATCAATTGAGAAACCTGAACCTTCATTCAAGATCTCACAACCAAATAGTTGCATTGTAGCTTTTTGACCATATTCATTTACAGCAACAATAGAAACATCAAATGGAAGAATTTGATCTACATAAAAAGGATTAGCTGTTTGATAATCAGCGTCAAACTTTCCTGTAGCATTGTAAGTTGGTACAGTGGCATTAGCACCATCACCAGCTACTATTCCTGCTCCTTGTGATTCAACATTCCCTAATGTACTTTCGCCTAATTTTGTGCCTGGCTTTGCAAAGATTTCACCCTTATCTAAAAGAGGCTTTTTAACTGCTGAAAGACCATCATGCTCTAGAAAGTGCTTATCTAGCATAAGTGAAATCATAGTACCTGCAATACCACGCTTACCTCTTGAAAAAGAGATAGGGTCTACAGAACCCATAACGTAGATAGGTGCTTTTTCACGCTGAATAGCATAAGAAATAGCTTGCATAGAACCCATCTCTTTACCACCAACAACAACTTTGATATCTACTCCAGAGTAACTAGAGTATGTCTTTGAATAATCTAAACTTGACATAATTAAAATCTCCTATAATTAAGCTTGTGGAGCACTTACAACTAGATCAATACTAATTGCTTCAATACTCAAAGGTGGTACCATTTCAACACGCATATTTAAACGACCGTTGATTCTATCAAGTCTACTAGCCGAAACAGAAACAGTACCTTCTTGGATAATACCTTCAGCTTTAATCGCTCTCATAGTACCTAAAAGCTCAGTATCAAGAGCAGCTAGTTGTGTATCAGAGAAAGCTTTACCAAGATACTTAAGGCTAACGCTACGAACTGCATCCAAAACAAAGTTCATTGCTCTAATAGTAGAAACACGAGTGTAATCGCTTGAAGGCAATGCAGCAGTTCTAAAGTTAGCAATACTACCATCAGTACCAGTCATAATAACTCGGCCAAGAGCAATATCATTAAGCAACGCACGACTATTAATTGCACCTGTTGTTGAAACACCAGGCAGCAATCCATTAATAGGACCAATAGGCTCCTCATTAATTGGAAGACTTGCAAGCTTTTCAATTACTTTTGCACCCAAGTTAGTAGAGATAAATTCGTTTTGATTAATATTCACAACACCATGTGCGCCTACAACAAGAAGGTGCTTTCCAATATCTACTGGATTGTCTCTCTCGTCTTTAAGCTCGTCTGAACTGTCAATACCAAAACCTTTAGTAGTTTGGATAAAACCACCATAAGCTAAGCCGTTAGCACTTTCATTAAGACGATAACTAGTATTACCATACAAGTATTTGCTACCCATAAATTTAGTACCATTAGTTTCTACAACTAAATCACCATTTACATCTAATGCATAAGTAGGAGCTGTACCTGCCCATGAATTAAGTTGACGACGACCACCTCTAGGTTTAGTAGTACCTACTACAGCAATACTTGACTTATACTCAGTGGAAGATGTGTAAGCAATAGAAGCTGCTTGGTGACCAAAGTTAACTTCTCTAGCATAAGCGGTATCTGCAAGCTTGTACTTACCATCAACAACTTGCATTAATTGATCTACAGCCTCATCAGGAATTAATTCTCCTGTAAGATCAAAGTGAGTTAACACTGCTTTGTCAATACTATTGGTGCCTGCAGCATCGCCATTAAGGCTAAATAGAGGTTTAATATCCATAAATGTTGCAGCAGTTAAAGCAGTTAGTACAGGAGCATTTAGTGTAGCAGGAGAAACTATACCTACGCTAAACATTCCACAATTTACAGGTCCTGCATGGTTGAAGCTATCAGATTTAATAACTGTTTTTAATCGACCGTCACTTCCAATAAACTCTTCTTTTGAAAGAGTTGCAGCTGTAGCATCTACAGTGCTAAAACGAATGTCGTTTAGAGTTAAAAGCAAACCTAACTCTAAGGACTCAGCATGTGGAATTATTTCTACTTTTACTCCACTCCCATGAGTAATAGTTGCACCTGTAGTAACAACATGGCTTGCTGACAATGGATCAGGCGAAGCAAACATAGTTACATAACATTGACCATTAACATTAGCTTTATGAGCAGTACCTAAATATTGTTGATCCCAAGTTTGCAATTCAGCTGCACTTAATCCTGATGCAGGAATAGTGTCACAGTCTACATAAGCTTTATCAAAATGCATAAAGTCTACAGCAACGTCTTCAACATCAGCATACATAGATTCAAATGCAGCAAATCTTTCACATTTACTAGAGCTAATATCACTGCTACCATTAATACTTGAGATTGTACAAGCATTGTAGGAGGCTGTTGTTGCTGCAGTAATTACATCAGGAGTTCTTTCTATACTTAAACCTGCTGTTGTTGTTGCGTCAAGTAACTCTTTTAAACTTTTAAGTTCTGAAATTACATAGACACCTCTAGCATCTTTTCCACCTAGCTCTTTGAATTTAGCTGTAGTAGTTAAATCACCTCCAGTGAAAGTAGTTGTTGTTGAAACAAGAATTTCACCAACATCATTATTTAACTCTACTTCAAACTGAGTATCATCAATAGAAAGAATTTCTTCACTATCGAAAAGCACAGTCTCTGAAGAAGCATCAAACAAAACTACTCTTTGTCTAATGATATCACCATCAGCAAAAGGTAAAAAAGCTACTTTAATTTCATCAAAGTTTGTTTTAGCACCACGCTCTACTGGAGAAATTCTAACAAGAATTTCCTTTTCAGCAGAATCTGGAATGTCTTTTTCAATAATGAAATGTGATTGCTTACCACCAACACGAATAGCAAAAACGTTTAAATCTTGACTATCTGAAAGTTGAGATACAGCTTTTACAAGGTCAGAATCCTTACCGAAAGCTGCTGTAGCAACTCCAAGATCCTGAACTAAAAAAGGAGTATTAGAACGACCTTTTTCAGCACCTGCTGCTACGAGAACACTTTGCGATCCCGAAGCTTGAGTAATAGCTGCAAAACTACCGTCAATGTAGTTTGCATCAACTCCACTTAAATTATTATATCTAGTAACCATAGAGGCTCCTTAATCTTTATTGTTGATTATATGATTCTCAATAAAAAATGATCTTAAAGTAGAATATGCTCTCGCATCAAACTCTCTAAATCTAAGAAAAAAATGTACAGGTCTAGAAAATATACGTTGATTATTTACAGTAATATAGGTGTCGGATTTTCTTTCTTTCCAAAAAAATCTTTCCGCACCATTTTCTACAAAAACAAATGCAGTATTTATTAGTAATTTTTCAAGCCAAATAGCTCTTTTGTTTGCTAACTTATTATTAACTGCCCAACAGTTAAACTCAATGATATGGTCTACAGGCCTAGTTTCTACTGTAACTACCTTGTTGGGTTGATTTTCGTCTAAATACTCATAGCTATACTTAGCTTTTCTTTGAGGCCTAGATTTTCCTTTTCGATCCATCATTCCTGGTTTACGCTCAACAACTTTAAAAGTTATCACCTCGTTACCATAACTATGTAATGATTCTGGTGGGTATTCTTCAATTAGTTTTACTATAGAATTTTCTTTAATGTTTTTTTGAGCATTTTCTATAATGCTAGAGCTAAGTTCAAAAAACTTATTTAAATCCAAAGGGTTTTCATTAGGTAAAAAATCATCTAAATTAAATTTAAAAGGATTTAAGTCTTTTTCTTCAATTTTACTGTGCATAGAATGCGCAACATTATTGTCGCTATCAATAAAATTCAATATGATTTCTTGAGCCTTTTTGTCTTCAATTTTCATCATTGATTTTCTCTTATTGAGCTTTCTTCTCTTGCATAAACAGCAATATATTCAACACGACCATAATCTGATCTGTATTCTTGGATTGTTTCAGGCTTATATATCGTCAATCTTTGATATGGTACTTCTAGCTTACCCTCATTATCAAGTCGTAACTCAATAATTTTATCTTTATATGAAATTTTTGTATCAAATTTAAAATAGAATATTTTATAATCTGTTCTTATAAATCCAGGCTCTATCCTTTTAGTTCTGTTAGCTTTACCACCGTCAGCACCAATTAAAGTTGAATAACACCTGTGAAATGTTTCTTTCCATATAAAACCTTCACCTAGGCAAAAGTTACAATTGGTTTCTACATTGGCTTCTTGAGTTATATTACTAACGCAAGTACATTTTATATCTTGACCTTGACTATCTTTTTTTCTTTTCCTTAAAAGAACTAGATGATTGTGTGCTATCGAGTTAGCATCACCAAATAGCAGCTTATCGAAGTTCTTTCTTAAATCTATTTCTTTAGAACTTTTATAAAGCTTTCGTTTCATCTTCTAGTCCCCTTGGTAACACTTGTAATGTAATGTTCTGACCATCTAGTAAATCCACTCTTATACTTCTTTTCTCCCGGCTTTCTATATTTAGAATTAGCACTAGGTTGAGTATAATAAGTATTCCACGGATCGTGCCATTCTCTTGAAATGTTAGGATCTTTATTTGCACCACCTTTAGTAGCAAAGGTAGGTCCTAACCCTTGCCCTGGTACAATAGTTCCACCTGCATTAACTACACGCCACCATTCATCTCTTTCTAGCTTAAGTTCTGTTAACAAGTCTTTAATATTAATATCTAGTTGTCCTGACTCTATTAGTAAGTCACCTAACTCTTTTCTAGCTCCACTATTGGTGCTGCCACCTGTAGGCATTGTCAACAATCTAATTGCAGCATCATACATAACAAATCTTGTTAAAGCATAAGTATGTCTATCGTTAACAGGTTTTTTGCATGTAATATAATCAGCTTCCATAGATGACCAATGAATAGCTAAAGCTAAAGTTTCTTCAGGTATTCCTTCTGCCCAAGGACCTAGTTCCATTAACAGCATGTCTGTAGAGCAATAAAAAGGATCATATTCTGTGCTAAAAGATAAATACTCATTTGTATTTAATGAACTTCCATCTTCAGCTTCTATAGAAGAAAGAAGCTCAACTACAATCAATTCATTCTTTTCAAGTTCTATAAACTTGAAATCAACTGAACCGCCACCTTTTATTTCAAATTTATCTTCCTTAGATACAACAGCACCATCAATAGTTACATTCCAAAGATGTTTATACTCGCCTTCCAAAGCTGTATCTGTATATGAATAATAGTAATAGCCTGTATCTACGTTAACAAAGGTATGATTAGTATCATTGAAGCTAACTGTAGTTCCATCAGGTTTTGTTACTGTTAGATTTATATTGTCTACATTAGTAGCTTCTTTACAGTCGTTATAAAAAAGAACTCTAAGCTTCACAGTAGAATTTAAAGAAAAGCATTTCATATTAAAACTCCAAAATAATCTTATTATTTTCTATTATAATTTCTTTTGGTATTTTTTCTTCTCCACCTTTAGAGTTAAAAAATCCAGAAACAGACTGTTTAAGCAGCTTTATGTTATTTTGATTAACACTTGCTGTTTTTATATTTTTGTTAAAAAATATTGTAATTTTGTTTGTAGAGATTGAATTATTGATAGACCCATTTCTAGGTTGCATATCAATTATACGTAAAGCTTCTGTAAAAGAAGCTTGTGTACTTTCAGGAGTAACTAGACCTATATCTGACTCAGAAGTAACTTCTGGCTTAATTATTAAAGTGTCACTTGATGTCTCAAAGCTAATTCTATATGAGTTTGCTAGCTTTTCTTTAGGGAAAACTTTTACTTTAAAAACATCTCCTAAAGTATATTCGCCACCATAAAATTTAATATAGCAACCTCTATTAAGGCTCCTCCACCTAGTTACAGTTCTATTAAGCCTTTTACTGCCTGTAGGTTTAGCTTCATTATTAAACCACCAAATATATTTAGCTCCAGAACCTGAACCACCGCTAACTATTTCAACATTTAAATAAGTTTCAGTTTTACCAGTATATGACCCATACACTCTGATTTGATCAGTAAATACATCATTTAAACTTGTTCCAAAAACAGTCTTTTCAGAAATAGTACTACTAGAAAACTCTTCTGTTAATGAAGCTACTTCTTCTAAGCTTTCCCCTCTGATGAATAGTTCATAGCTACTATTTTCATTAAGGTAAGCTTTAGGCTTAACAATTACTAATGTTTTTTGTGAAACTTGTCTTTCTAAGAATACGTCTTCAATCTCATTATTACTTGCGTCTAATACGTATACTTTTATATCAGTTTCTACAACTGAGTTACTAACCGACTCGATTAAAATGATTGAGTCCTTAGCTGTTTTTTCATCTACTAAGTTAGTAAATTCTAGCTTAATTTCCTCCCCTATCGGAAACGTTGATGTTCCGTTCAGAGGGTAACTGTTCTGAGTTGTTAGGTTTATCGACATTATTACCACCTATTTTCACTTCAATGAAATTATCTTCATCTACTATATAGTTAGGATTGGCATTCAATCTACTTTTTATATCAATTTCTTTTTGGATTAACTCTATCTCAGTTAGTTCTGATTTGAAAAAACTCATTATAAAAACTCCTAAAATAATAAAAGCGGGGTTTTTAGGCCCCGCTTTTATATTAAGCATATACAGTTATTTTTCAAGGAGTGATTTATCTACATATTAGATGTTACTTAGTACAGTCGCATCAGTTACACTACCAACTGCTGAAACTTGAACATCAGTAGTTCCATCCCACAAGTTCTCGGCACGCTTAACATTCTTAAGAACACCAACGCCTTGGCCTTCATGTGCAACAGCAAAGCCGTAACGCTCACGAATCTTAACTTTAACAGTCTCAGTATTCTCATCACGCCACTCGACAGTAGTAGGTGCTTCATCAACCAAGTGGAAACCAACGTTACCACCTGATAGTAAGAAGATATCACCAAGCTCTGACTCTGGATCGTAAGGACAAAGAGGAGAAACAATAACCTGCAAGTTGAACGGGAAGTAACTAGGTAGGTTAGGTGCAGAAGTCATTAGTTGACTACGCTCTAGTACAGAGCTAATAGACTCAGCTTGTGCTGAACCGTTTGTACCAGTACCACGAGGATTCACAACACGAGTACCAGCTGAAGGACCACGAGCACCAAGAGCACCATTGCTGTAAGGAGCCAAAGGACCTGGGTCTCCGCTATATGGGTTAAAGATTGATCCACCACCATGAGCAAGCATCATGTTGCGAAGTACAGGGTCTTGGATGAAGCTATAGTAGAACAATGGGTGCATAAGAAGAATATTAGGAGTAAATCCTTCTTCACTCATGTGTGCCATAGCACGCATCAAGTTATCCATGCTAAGTGAACCATTACCTTCAAGCGCATTACCTGCGTCATTCATTCCACGACCAGTAGTTACACCGTAGATAGATTGCGCAGGGTTAAGGTTGTCAAAAAGAGCAGTTCCTAGTTGCTTAAGGAATTGTACTGCTTTTTGCTCCTTGTGACGTACGAGTGCGTTACCCATAAGTTCAAGGTTCTTAGCCATGATATCAAAAGTACTATAACGAAGAGCTTCGTCAGTAAAGCTCGCAGCAATACCACTCTTACCGATATAAGCAGTTGAAACTGCACCACCCATTTGGAAGTTAACCTCTGGGTAAGTACCATGCTCTTGTACATCACCTGCATAAACAGCGCCCATAGCACCTGCAAGAATTTGAGTGTTAAGACCTTGAGCCTGAACACGAGTAAAGAGTGGTGTGATAGTCATGTTTGGTTCTACAGGCTCACGGATAAGAATCTCCATAGACTCCTGTAGAAGTGGAGTAATCTCCGAAGCACGTACCAAATCTTGGTTCTTTGGAGAAATAGTATTAGCAAAGGTCTCCCAGCTAATTTGCTTGTCTTCGTTGGGAAGAAGACCACGATTACGAATCATGTCAGCAAGATAACGAGCGGCAGCCTTACGGTTGCTAGGTAATTCTAGCTCTGTTCCATCAATTAATTTAAAAGACATATTTATTCCCTCTATCTGTAATCTTAATTAAATCTTTACGTTAACAACAACGATTTGATCAGCAACAGTTTGTAGCTCGCCAGATAGAGTAATCATATCTGAGAAACCACCAGTTGCAGAACCAGGCATCTTTGCATCTGCACCAAACTCGTCACCCTTAAACCCAGTGCGAACACGCTCAAGAAGACCACGAGGCTCTTTGATAATGTCCATTACACGACCAACAGTAAAGTCTTCACGCTCTTGAAGCATGTCTAGGATAAGTGCAGAGTTTGCGGCACTCTCATCACCTGCATCGTTATCCGTAAGAGAAAGTGAAGCGCTTCTGACAACCATGTTTGAAAGCTTATCAAAAGTAACGAAATCGCCAGGCTTACAATCACCTACAAAGTGAATGTATCTCTCTTGGAGAGAAGTGGTAGCAGCTGAAGTCGCACCCTCGTACTGGTAGTAAACTACTGAAGCAAATTGAGCAGGCTTATCAGCTCCACCAGTGTTAAAAATTAAAACAATAGAAGCTTCATCATCAAGATAAAAATCACCAGCCTTGCTAATCAATGATGGTTCTGAACGTCTACGAACAACTGTTGCATCACCAAAAGTAATACTTACAGGTGTACGAGAAGTGTGTGCTGCAGCAGGCTTATCTAGCTTAAGGCCAACAATATCAGATGAAAGAGGAAGTCCCTTGTAGCGAGCCATAGCTTTAACACTAGCGTTAGTGAGAACTTTACCGTTACCAATACTAAAAGCCGCTGTAAGCTCAGTTTCAGCGGTTGCCGCAGCAACGTGAGCAGCCTTCATTTGAATGTCAGTAAAGAACTGAATAAGGTGTTGCTTCTGATAGTTGGTGAAGTGCAAGTTAGCAGGATCGTCACCGGCCCATGCATATACATCATATGCACAAATACCTACAGGTGCAGAGATGAACTTCTTTGCGAGTGCTTTGAGGTTAGCGAGTTCGCTACCATCTTCACTAGGCATGCTCTCTCCAGGAAGCCAACCATTACCAATAGCAGCTTGCATAAAGCCACGAAGAGTTACATCTTTTGGACCTGCAACAAACTCGCCTGTAGTAATATCAATTACTCGTGCTGCTTTATCATTTGCATCATAATCGATAACAGCTGCAGTATTTACATTTGCAGCATCAAGGCAACGACGAAGAAGACCTGAAGGTACAACACGACCTGATGAGTCAAAAGAAACAACTTTACCAGAAGAAATAACAAAGAAGTCTTTACTCTTTTCATTCTGCCAAACAACAGGAAGCCAAGAAGCGGGCTTCCATTCACCATGAGGAACTGATACGTTAGATTGGACAACGTTGTTTGGAGTAATGTTGTCCATTAAATCCGTACGAGTCTTAAAACGGCTTGCAAATCTTGAAATAGCCATAATTTAATCTCCTAATAATTAAATGTATATATTAAAGTTTATTTGGGTGGAAGCCACGAGGTAAGTAGTTGGCCTTGCTAGCCAAATAGTCTTCAGCAGAAATCTCACCATGTTCAATTTTGATTTCTTTATAAGTATCTACAATAGATTGTTCAAAAACACCTAATTTACTTGCAGGCTTTTTTGTCATTTTTTGTTCAGTTTCTTTCTCTGAGATATGCTCTGAAGGACTAACTACTTTAACATCATTCACTATTACTTCTTCAGTAGTGTCGTTTTCAAGCTTTTCTTCAACTTTTTCAAAAGAATCTTCATTTTTCTTTTCTAAAATATTTTCAACAATTAATGAAAGTTTATCTTCTAAAGAGTTGTATTTACTCAAAAGATCAGAGTATCTAGACTCTAGCTCTAAGTAATCGTCTGACTTGTCGCATTTCATGTTTTTGGCTTTCTTATTTACACAAGCCATAATCTTAGATTTAACAGAATCAGAACCTTTGTATCTCCCAATCAGACGTTTTGCAGCAGTAACATGCGCACAGTCAGGAATTGGGAATGAACGATCAGGACCACAGAAAACATCTTCTGCTAAAGCATTTCTTTGCTCAGTACTTAACTGAGCATCTTGTTGAGAAAGTATACCCTGCATAGCAAGATCTAAAAACTCCCAATCAACATCTTCCGAATCCTCTACAGGTGGAACTGGAGGTGGCGCTTGAGTATCTTCTTCTTCTTTCTCTTCACCTAGACTCTCATCATGCTCTAGTTGTTGTTCGCCTGTAGGTTCAACAACTTCTTCTTGCATATCGGAATCTTCAGAAACTTCTTCTGAGTCAATAACAACTTCTTCTGAAATAACTTCTTCACTCATAGTAAAATCCTTATTATCTTTTTTTGGTTTATTAGATGATTTTCTTGCATGACCTGCAGGCAATAAATCGTTATCCTGTTTATATTTAGGGTTAGATGGGCTGCCACTTCTTACAAGCTTTAAGAAAGCATTAACCCTTGCTACTCCCCAACCAGACCTAGACATTCCAGGTCTATGAGTAGAAGAAAATGCGCCTGCCCCTCTTCGGTATACAGCCTTGAGCATTCCAAGACTTACACGCTTGCCTTTTGTTTTTCCATGCTTCTCGTTATGTTTTTTTACTTTTTCTTTTAAAGTTTCTAAAACAGAACCTACTGAAATTTTACTGTTAGCTTTAGATGCAGAACCTTCTTTATTCTTTTTAGAGCCTTTAATCCTTTCACTTGGTTTTGCAGGAGTTTTAGCTCCCTTGCCTTTTGGAGAGGACTTATACGCATCTTCTTGTAAACTATCTTTATTAGCAGCACTAGTTTTGATAGCCCAATCTACACCAGAGGTTCCTCCCCATCCTAACCAAGCTACATAACCTCGATCTTTCCAAGGAGTTTCTTTAAATTCTGGAGCTACTGCTGCATTCTTCCTATGTCTAGCAAAAGCAGCCATTCTCCTTACAGTAGATAAACCAATCTCTGATTTACTAGCAAGTTGTCTTGCTCTAGCCCAACCTACTGAAGTCATTCCTTTGACTTCAGATCCATGCTTTTCTTTCCAGTTAAGAACTTTTTGAGCATTGCCTTTAGCTCCTGCAGGAACTTTAAACATTTTTTCATCATTAAATGATTCTTCTACAAACTCTTCAAAAGATTCATAAAGAAAATCTTCTCCACCAGGAGTGTTTTCTTTAGTTCTGTAAATCAATCTAATAGTCATTTTTTGTTTTCCTGAAACTGCAACAACGTCAGTTTTACCTGTCCCGTGAAGTTGCTTCATTTTTTCTTCAGGAATAATAAGCATATGATCAAACTCTTTGTCACTTGATGCTACTTGCTTTTGGTCTTCTTCTTTTTTTTCTTTTTGGTAGTTTTTTTCTTGGGCATCGACTTGCTTGGTTTCTTGTAACTGTTTTGGCTCATTAGTCTCTCCAACGGTATAAAGTGAATCTGTCAAAATAATTTCCTCAACGCTTTTGATGTAGTCTTTATTATTGGAGCTAGAATCGTTGTCACTAAACTCCATGTTAATAATTTGCGATAAGTCATCTGCAGGAGTATTTACCACGGATCCTTCAAGTACAATGAAGTCTCCTGTAATAAACACGCATGTTTCTCCATCATAGACTTTTCCATGCCTATGCTCACACATTCCATCTTTAGCCCAATCACTCTGACAGATAGAGCATACATGTCTATCAGTAGTAGACCCAGCAGAAAAAGTGAGATAGCGACCATCCATAAATTTCTTAATTGCTTCTTCATCAGTTATGTTTGCCTGAACTCTCATTCGACCTAATCCAGGCCATTTCTTATCTTCAATTAAACCAAAGCTTTTAAGAGTAGTGTATATTTTATCAGGATTGTCATCTGTAAAAGCGTTATGTATGTCTATTGCTTTCTGAGAAGACTGTAAATAATGAGTAGCTTCATCATATAGATTCTGCCACTCACCACTAACAAATCGACCAATAGGTTCAGAACTTTGATCGTGATTTTTAAGTATTGGCTTAGCGTATGGTTGGGTTAATGAATCAATTCCTCGTTGCTGACCTTTAGTAGAATAAATTCTATTGTTTATTCTACGGCCTGAGTGAGAAAGATCGTAAGTTATTAACAAACCTTTTCCACCTGAATAAGCCGAAGTCAGCATACTATCTATTAAAGATATTTTATCTTTTTTATTTAAAGACAAAATTCTTTGATCAGGATTGATCTGAATAAAGTCGTTATATTTAATAATATGGCTCATTTGTTTACCTTTTAGCAAAAACTTATGTTTTTTAATATTGATAAAAAACTTAACTGTTTTCAATAATATCAATTATATTTAGCAGATTTTCTTCTTTTACTATTTTTTTAACAATATTTTTAGCATCAGAATTAAACTTAGGAGCTAATCTTTCTCCATGCTGATTCTTTGGTCTTGAAATAGATTTAGAAAGATTTTCTGCACTAGCAAGCTTACTATTATTAGGTCTTCCTGCTTGAGTTTGTTTCTCTACAGAATTCCCTTCTTCTTTTTTAATGCCAGACTCACTTATATTAGAAGACTCATGTTTACCTAAAGCATCTGATGCAGCACTGAAAGCACCCATCGCTTTAACTAAAGCAAGCGGTTCTTGGTACAGCTTGTAATAACTTAAGTCTCTAACCTCAACAGGTCTTTCACCTAATCGTTTTCTAGCTTCAGTTTCATTTATTAAATTGTTTGTCCAAAGTTGAATAGCTTGATTCTCTTCCTTAGACTTTTCTTCTTTATCAACGTTCCCAAATTTAATTTCTACTTTAAGATTATCATCTAGCAATGCCGATTCATATCCACCCTCAAGTAAAATCTCATTTATGATATAAGTTTCTACAAAAGTTTTAACTGTCCTTTGTAAAGCTTCTACGTCTTGTATTGCAATTTTAGATAAGGTGTTTGCAGTGCTTCTATTTGCTGTATCGCCTTCACCCATATCTATAGGTGAAACTCCTAAACCTGCAAAGACTCTTTTCTTAAAATAGTCTATATAATCTTGTATTGATAATGCTTTACCTTCAGAACCAATGGCTTCTATTTTGTGTCTATGGTCAGAAACAAATATACCTCCTGAAGGCATATATTCTATTGTATTTCTAACAAGATCTGTTTCTTTTATACCATCAGGTCCAAAGCGCTCAGGTAAATTATCATTACCAACTTTGTAATGAAATAATGGGTGTAGATTTGCATCTATCATATTTTCTACATTTTCTTCTAATCTACGTAATAGAGATATATCTTCCAGTACAGGTAGTAGTTCTGGAGTCCCCATAGTAAATCCAGGTTTTTTATTTGTATAAAAATGAATAACGTCTTGAGGAGCAAACTCTTTTGTTTCTCCTGTGTTGGGAACTTCCTGCATTATCTTTTTAATTTCACCATTCTTTTTAACCTTAAACCATAAGGTTTCAAAAGGTAGTAAAAAGTAACCTGCTACAGGCTCTATATCTTTGCCGTTTACACTTCTAACTTTGCCTGTAGAAGCGTCTTTATTGCGCACCTTAACCCAAGCACAATTAGAGTATCTAATTAGATCATGAGCTAAATCTTTCATTATAATATCAAAAGGCATACCTGATACTAATTCAATTTCTCTTAGTCTTTTCCTAACATAGCTAACTGTTTCTTTATCGTTACCTACGATTTCCCAGCCTGCCAAAACAAATCGATGTACTTTCTTTTGAATAGCTTTGAAAACATAACTGTCTACATCTTGAGCTATTTGTATTTCTGTTAAATCATATTCAGGTTTAAACCAATTGCCTCTATGTCTATCTGCATAAGACATAGATCTGTTGTTAATCTTTTTAACTCTAGCACCAGACAAAGAACTAACTTCTAGAGGTTTATTCATATCTTTTTTATAGCTATTGTTTTTTAAGGCTAATAAACCTTCTAGTATTAGTTTTGAATCCATCTTTATTACCTCAATGATTTTGTAATTTCATCATAAAGCATATCAATATCGAATTGATTTTTATTACTATTTAGAAATACTTCATTACATTTTACTGGTTCAAGTCTAGCAACATGATCAGAATACTTTGCCTTTAATTTTAACGTAGCTTCTTCAGAAGCTTCTATCTCATTTTTAGATACTTCTAGTTCTACTTCATTAAAAGCTTCTTCTATTAAGCCTGTAATTGTATTGCCATTTTCTTCTGTAAATTTATCACAAATATCTTCGTCATAATTGCTAATTACTTTTATAATAACTCCAATTAATCTAACTAAATTAAACAGGACTTTTATTTGCCCAACAAGCTGTGCGCTTATAAATAATGGTTCTATTATTAGCCTATTGATACTTTTTAAAAGATAAATAATATTATTAAACTGCTCTACTACATAATTTTTACTATCGCTAGTAATACCAATAAGTTTATCTACAATACCAATAAGTACTTGCATATTTTGATATTGTTTTGCTTTTGCAAACTCGCCTTTATCTTGAGCGAAAACAGAGAATCTTTCTCCAGGTGCACTTAAAGTAGAACTGCGTTTCTTACCGTTCAAAAAATCAGGAAGTCTAGGTAGTTCTATTTTAGTTTTTGAACTTTGAGTTCTTGTTGAAAAGTTATATTTTCTATTTTGATTTGGGCTTTCTACTTCCGGAACAACTTTAATATCATCTAAAGTAGATGTAGATGCTTTAGTATTTTCGCTTTTACTATCTGTGTAAGCATTAGCCAAAGGTTTTTTATTTACATTGGCACCATCACTATATAAATTTTCAAAAGTCTGACCAAGACTATCTGCAGCCCTCAATCCTTGGTTAGCAAGAGATGTAGTTACTCTATCTATTGCTTTCAATGTACTCTTAGATATATTTAGTGCATTTAAAATACAATTAAAAATTGGTACAGCTAATGCTCTTAAAGTTTCTAAAATCTTTGTAAGTCCGCCTAGTATTGGTGCTACTAATGGGCCTACAATTCCTGTCCAAGAAAATCCTATTTCAGTCAATTTAATTCTAGCATCTGATATTAACATCGGAAGCATAGCTATAATTATAGGCCAGTTACTGAAACAAAGTCCGTTTTCTTTCAACAACCTATACCAGCTACAAAAGTCTTTAATTAGCTGAGTAGGGTCTAGTGATTTACTTATGTCTAGTAATAAACTTCTTAAATTTTTTAAGAATTGTTTTAACTCCCAAGTAATTTCGTATTCTGGAAATATGTCACCTTGATTAAATGTTATTTTACAATTTATACAATCTTCTTCATCTTTTTTTGTAGCTTCTTCATACCAATCTCTAGCAGATTCATAATAGTTATTGGCTTTGCTTGTAGTCCACTTACCTGCAGTTAAAAGACTACTGCCGCCATATTCTTCTATATCTTCTTTTTTTACTTTAAATTGATCAAATTCATTAGCTTTTTTATATATATACTCTGCAGTTTGTACAAACCCACATTCTTCTTCATCGCTTTTTACAGTGCCACTTTTTAACTCTTGCTTATTCGTACCAAGTTCTGGTGGTTCAGAATCGTTTAATACATTTTTTACATGATGCATTACATCAAGACTTCCACCTAGCTCCATTCCGTGAAGTATCATATCTGCTTGATGAAGATTAGAAACTTGAATTATATCTAAAACAACTTCGTTTTCTTGAGATAAGCTTTGTTTGCTTTTTTCTTCATAAAATTTAATTAGCTCATTTACAGCTAATAATAGTCTGTCGTCAGTCATCTTCATCACCTGAAGTAAAGAATGGGTAATCATCTATATCTAGATATTTTCTTCTCTTTTTAAGGGAAGAATTTAAGTTATTTTCATACTCTTTTGCTTTTAAAAAAGCTTTGATAGGGAACCTATCAACTTCAGACTCTACGTCTAAGTTATATAATATATCTATAAGTATTTCTTTTAAATCATCTTTATGAACAAAATCTCTTGCAATTTTTTTAAACATTTTTTGATACTGTTCTTCTAAACTATTCTCTTCAGAAAAGTCAGTGTCTTCATCATTTTTTAGTTTTTTAAAAAAGCTCATATTTTTTCAAAACCTGATAAACCTATTTGTTCATCTATATCTAATAGTTTTTTTAATTCTAATAAAGTTGAATAATCATCATAAGTAATTACATTAGATTTTCTTCCAAAAACTTCTATAAAGTTTTTCTTTAAAAAATGTTTCTTACTTATATCTACAGAAAAACCACCTTTATTTTCTTTAATATTTTTATCAAGGTTATTTTTATTTCTACTAATATCTTCTTTTACTAATTGAAAATCTTTTAAATTTTGTTCAGCAGCATATTTAAATATTTTCATATAGTTTTTATCTAAAGCAGCTTCTGGATTTTCTCTTACATCATAAATAATATCTTGTAAAACTGAATCATCTTTAGATAACTCAAAAGCTTCTTCATCAGTTAGTAAGTTAGACTGTACTGAATCTGCTTCTTTAGTTCTATTATTATGTTCTTGCGTGATGCTAGATTGATCTTCTCCAATCTTGTGTTTTTTGACTTGCTCTATCATTAAACATCACTTTCTGTAGCAGAAACTTGTATATCGATTTCTCCATCTTTATAGACTTCGGACATTCCCTGATTTGCGGAAAGAAAAACTCTTGCTGTTATTTTGTGATAAACATCAGCAACTAGCTCATTTATTGTAATAGCATCATTAGTTTCTATTTCGTTCCATTCTTGTAAAGACAGGTTTTCTTCTCCATGATATAATTTATATGTGTAACTATCATTAGTAGCACTCTTGTTAATAACTAAATCCACACTTACGTTTTCATATATTTTTGCAGAGTTGTTATTCATTAAATAAAAAGTAATGTAATCAGCGCCACCTGTAAAACCATTATGATTTAAAACTAAATCATTATCTGAAATTAAATCGCCCTGTATGTTTTTATAAAACTCGATCATATTCTATTACCTCTATGTGCATTAAATCCTCTGCGTTTATCATTTCTTCTACCAGTAAATGCTACACCTGACAACATAGAACCACCCATAACTGCATATCTACTCTGCATACCAACTGAAGGTGCTCCTGATTTCAAAACATTAAAAGCCATACCAGGCATTAAACCTTCAGGAGCTTGCTGCATTTCTCTAATTGCTTGACCTGCTTCTGTCCTATTCATGCTCTCCATACCTTCACCTAAAGCAGTTCTTTGGAGATAATTTTCTATACCTGCTTCGTTTGCCTGTATAGCTCTTGCACCAATCTTCATAGCACCACCTGCTAAACCACCCATCATAGCACCTTCTCCAAATTCTCCACCCATTGCATAGTTTGCAGTTCCACCAAGTAAAGCGCCAAAACCAACAGAACCTGCAATACCTGCCATTCCGTCAGCTTCCATCATATTAAAAACACCTACAGAAGATTGTGTATTTCCTTGACTAGGCTGGTAAAGGCCTGAGTAGCCACTTCCATTAGTACCGCCTCTCATAGCTTCATTAGCAACTGCATTATTTCCAGCATTAGTTGCAACTTCATCGTAACCATCACTTGCACCTATTGAAGCATTTTGATTATTACGCATATTTACTGCTTCGTCGTACGCATCTCCGCTAAAAAGACGTTTAGACGCTTGCTGTGCTTCAGGGTTAGCACTAAATAAATCAGACTTTGAAGCATTTCTTTCCATTATATCTATTTGATTACCAAGCAATCCATATTCTAAGCCTTCGGCTGTTCCTGCTTGTGGTACTGCACCATCTATTGATCCTCTAACTCTTCCTTGATTATAAAGTTCGTTCTGTCTTCTTACTAACCCTACTACACTTCCTGTTTCTTGAGCTTCTAGAATTCTTTGATTAGCGCCCCCTAAAGCAGCAGCATTTTCTGGAGAAATACCTAAGTTTCCTGCTGGTACTTCATTTAACCCCATCCTGCTAGCTTCTTGATTATAAAGAGCTTTTACTTCATCTTGCGTTGCACCTCTATCTCTAAATACTTTTCCACTACTGTGTTCTGAAACTACAGGAGCTTCTCTTTTAATTGTACCTTCTGCAAAATTTGCGTTAATTCTTGGGTCTCTTACAGCTGCTTGATTTAACATATCTACAGTAGCTATTTTTGGTGCTAAATCTGCAGGAGTAACAGTTCCTCTTGCATTCAAATTAAGATTTCTATTACCTTCAATCTGGTGCCTAAGAGCACCTTGAGTATCTTCAGTGCCCCTCGTTAAAGGAATTGATTCATCATAACTAAGAACATTTCCTTGTTGTCTTATTTTATTTTGATTTTGTTCAACTCTTGCAGTCGCTCTTTCAGCTCTTGCAGTTGCTCTTAATTGTTGATTTTGGTTTACTAAATTTTGTTGGGTTCTTTGATTAGTAGGATCGTAGTGCAAATTGCTAGGGGTGGTTTCTAATGGGTTACCTCCAGGCTTGCTAAACCTTTCAGGTTTTATCCTCCTACCTGGGATATAAGTTGGATTTGATATTGTTACTTTACCGGCTTCACTTACCGTCTTTCCTGCCGATGGAGCTACAAGCTCATCAAGCTCTCTACTTGCTCTTAAAAGAGTTCTCGCTACACTACTCATAATTATTTCCTCCAAGATCTAGATTTAGAACCAAACCTACCTCTTTTGGGTGTATGATATACACTACCAATAGTCTTAGAGGAGTTAGGTGTATTTAAATTATTATTTAAAGCTTCTAATAAAGAAAAATCATCTTCTTTCTTATTTATACTACGTGATTTCCTATTATTTCCACGCTCTTGAACAATACCATCATCTATATATTTTTGATGTATAGCTCTTTGTTCTTCTTCTGAACCGTTGCCACGCATAATACGTAAAACGTTTAGTGCCCCAGGAAAACCTTGCTCTTGAGCTTTATTAAATAAAGCATTTATCTCATCGTCAGCACTTTTAAAACCTGTTCCGTTAACTTGTGTTCTGTGGAACGTAGGTACAGAAGGTGTCAATTGTCTACCTGAATAAACACTCTCTTCTAATACTAAACCACCTAAAGCTAACATCAGTGCATCTAGCCTATGGTCACCTATTTGTTCATTAGCTTTACCGTATACAGGTTTGTTATTCTGAGGATTTCTTCTTAAAACTTTATAATTAAAAAACTGATCTTTTAATCTATTATCTTCATTTGAAAAGATAAATAAACCTTCTTGTAAAGTACGAATAGTATTTTCTACTAAAAAATGTTTTCCTAATTTCTTTATATCTTTATTAGTTATAGGATCTTTTAGGATTACATTTGATGAAAAGTTAAAGCTTACTAATCTGTCTGTTATTTTTACAGTTTCTTGATCCATAGCAGATTTATTATTTTTACTTCTAAGAGCATAAGCTTGATACTTAACATCTTCTATAATTGTATGCCCGTATCCTTCGTCAGCATAAATATAGTCAGGTTTCCATTTATAGTTTAATTGTAGTAACTCTTTTATCCATCTTTTAGCTGAGTATTCTGATGCAGCTACATTTACAGCATCTAAACCTACCCATATACCTAGTGATGGATAGTAACCTACTACATAAAACTCTGTGCCTGCATTTTTGTTCCAGTCGATACCCATACATATGATTCTTTCAGAAGAACCTTTTAAATGTAATTTATTAAAAAGTTTTGAGCTATTTATTGTGTCTACATACTGATAATCAGACATAGCTTTATAAACCCAATCTTTTTTAAATACACCACTTTCTTCATCAATAAAGATAGCCATGTATTCTGCTGCAAAAGAGTCTTTAGTAGATTCTCTAAGAATCTCTTCTTTTATTTGCTCCCAGTGAGGGATAACAGATGATGGTAGATAATCTTCTTTAAAGTCAGGCCTTTTTAAACACCACTCGTAAAATTTGCCTTGTTTACCAATAGGTGTTGAAGTAGCTATTAAAGAGGTGTTTGGAGTAGTAGCAAGAATAGGATTGATTACTTTATCTAAGATATCTTCAGGAATCATATCCATTTCGTCTAAGTATACTAAGTCAGCAGAGAAACCACGCATAGTACCACCACCAGAACCATCTTGACGCATACCTATACCCGATACAAACCCTTGTATAACTCCACCATTTTTAAACTCCATTTTAAATGTAGGAGTTTTAATATATAAGCTATCACCTGTACCTGTTAGAACTTCAGAAGAAAGTTCTCTATTTCTTTTAAGAAGTTTTTCCATTTCTTCAAAGATATTAGTTAGTTGCGCTTGGTATGGTGTTACTACCATTATTGTAGGCCCAACTTTAACTATATTTCCAGATGCATCTCTACCTCTAGCTATTAGAGAGTTGAAGGCAATATAAATTAGCTTAAGGGCCATAGCAAAGGATTTACCTGAACGGCGGCCTTCTCTTACTGCCATTCTTTTACTAGTGCATCTTAATTGTTCTTTTTGATAGTTTCTTAAGAACCATTGATCGTCACCATCAGAAAATCCAAACATAAGTTCACACCAAGCTACAGGATCAATAGTAGCTTTTATTATTTTTAAAGCTTGTTCTTGATCTATATCTGGATTTGATTCTCTTATTGCTTTTAACTTAGCGCCTGAACCGTCAGGTAGTTTCTTCTTGATACCACTGCATTTGATTTCAAAAGGCTTATTGTATTTTTCTATTTGCCTTATTTGACAATTCACACAAGTATTATGCACATCAGTATTTATGTTATATTTATCTTTATAATATTTTATAACAGTTTCTGAAACTTTACCTGATGGGTCTTGATGCTTTACACCGTACTCATTTATTACAAATAAAGAATTGTCTACTTCTTTTTTAATATTGTTCATTATAACCTTCTATGGTTTGCAAAATAGTCTCTATTCATATGTACAATACTAGCTTCTTGCCCCAAAGCTGAACGAGCATTTAAATGTGACTTATGCATAGATTGTAATGCTCTTTGCCTCATAGTGACAGCACTATTTGTATTGTAAGCAGACAAGTCTCCTGCAAAATCTAATCCTCTACCTCTACCTTTTACAAAACCTGTTTTTAGTATATCAGCAGTTGCTTCTGTTAATAATTTAGCACCACCAATTACTAAAGCACTAGCTGCTAAAGAGTATGGGCTTCTAGCTAAATTGGCGCCTAGGAAAGCACCGCCTCTTGCGCCAAATATTCCACCTATCATACCAAACGCACCTGTGTTTGCATCATCAAACAACATGTTTCCCAAACCCTCACCTATAGCTTTACCTGCTTGAAAACCAACATCAGCACCTATATAAGCACCACTAATATTTACAAGTCTTCTTGCAAGCGCACTACCTAGGAATGTGTGATAGTTTTGAGCTGTCGCATTACTACCTAAACTACTAACCTCACTAGATAAATTACTGCTATATATATTTTTAGCTCTTGAAGTTAAAGCACCTGTATTTTCTGCAACTCTATTACCATAATAATTTGCAAAAACATCTTGTATTAAAAAACTTGTTAACTCTTCCCCACCACCTTCGGAATATGCACCTGCAGCCAATACGCTAGTAAAGCCTACTGGTAATATCATGCTTCCTATTCCAGTTCTAAACGCAGTATTTGCTAAAGCTCTTTTTGCAGCTTGTGTTTCTGATTTTAAAACCCCTTCAGAAACACTTCTTATATCATTTGGAAGTGCTTTAGTTGCACCACCTAAACCATCTGCCGCTGGATTTAAAATCAGTTGACCTAATTGATGCCCTGGTGTACTAGCACTCATAAATGCAGGGGTATTGCTAGCTCCTGTTACAAGCTCCATACCCATAGAATACTTTGCACCATGAGCCATTACTCCAATTTGAGTAGCACCTAAAAGTACTGATAGTCCTATTCCACCTAAAGATCCAAATTCTTCAGTTGTAGTAGCCATAATTACATCCTATGGTGTCCTGAGCTATAACTAAACATTTTATTGTTTTGTCTTTGTTGTAAAAATTGCATTGCTGCAATACGGTGCCTTTTTTTATTTAGCTCTTTTGTATTAAATAAATAATCTTTATTAAAGCTATTGTATTTAGCAGAAGTTGTTTCTGCTGCTAACTCCAAGTCTAGAGATTTAACTCTTAAAGCAGAATGCTTATTGTAAGCATAACCACCTTTAGTTTTTATTGACTTGTTTAAATCGTATTTAAGTTCATTCATTCCTGTTAGTATGGAATTGGTCTGATGCATACCCATAAGGTTTGGCTCAGTCCATTCATTCTTCATATAGTCAGGTTTAAATATACTACTTCCACTCCTACTAGCTTTATTTTTTAAAGCTAAGCCTGCGTCTGCAGTTGCTTGCTGAGCTACTGTGTTTTGCATACCAAACGCTTCTGAAGTTTTCATTGCAGAGTACATTGTCATCAAGGAAGTATTTTGAGCTACTTTTGAAGTATTTACCAAAGTATTAAAAGTAACTGTTTGACCTGACTCTTGAGCTATTTGCTTATAGCTTCTAAAGTAATCAGATCTCCACATACCTCTTTTAGACTGATATGCAGATTCTTGAGCAGAGCTAAATTCGCTGTTGTCATATATAGTACTTTTTTGTTTACCTCTATATGGTAAATAAGCAGCAGCACCTCTTTTAATTAACTCTAAGTTTACATTTACTCCATCAGCATAAACCATACCTACTCTACGGCCATAAGTAGAGTCGCCTTCATCAAATACTACTTCTACATTTTTAGCCCTACTAATCATATCTTGAGCTATACGTTTAGCTGCTTCTGCATAAGGTTGAGCACCTCTACCTTGGTGAGCAGTTTCCGGTGCGTCTATACCTGCTAAACGTATTGACATTGGTTTATTACTTTTTCTTCCTGAGAAAAAGTTTTTCATTCCTCCACTACCATAATTTCTTTTCAAAGTTATAGTATCAGCATCTTGTACAGATATATTATAGTTATTGCTTAAAGTTACTTTAGTTAAGTTTTTACCTTTTAAACTAGTGTAGTCTTCTGCTCCAAAAGAACCTCTATTTAGTAGAGTTTTTGTTGAGTTTTGATAGTTTAATTCTTGGGGGGAAAAAGATTTTCTTATAAAGCTAGATATCATACCTTTTATGTCACCTGTAGGTGCTAAGTGACGTTCAGTATACATATGTCTAAGCTTACGTTGCCTTTCTCTTAAAATTTCCCCTCTTTCTAAAGTTAAATCAGAATATCCAGGACCAGTATATGGAGAACCAAAGTCAGAACTCATCTTCCTTAACATAGATGACATTCCTGACTCTTGCATACCTTCTATATAGCCTGTCTTCTGTTGCATCGATCTAACAAAAGACTCATTGCCACCAAACATTTCTGCTTGAGAAGCAAACCAATCGTGGTAACTAGGTATTAAATAACTACTCCTCTCAGGTTGTTGAAATCTTTCTAAAGTAGACAGACCTGACATAGCTAAACCAAAAGCCATTACTGGAGCTATTGTACGTTTTGCAAACTTTAAAGTTTCATGAGCACCTATAGCTCTATCGAGACTAGATCTACCACCTACAGATACAGAAGTTCTTTGGATAGCAGATGCTTTATCAGAAGCTCTTAAAGTATTCATAACGTCATCTATTATGTTACTACTACTGCGTCTTGCAAATAATTCAACTTGCTCTGCATTACTTTCTGTAATTGCTTTTACCCTAGATCTTAATTTACTAGAATATTCTTTAGGGTCACTTACTTCAGGTAAAACATACCGACCTTGCTTTTCATCAAACTCTACTAGCACTTCATCTCTGTTTACTTTTTCAAACAATCTATGTATTGCTGCTTCAGGATCTACTCCTGGATACTTTTTAGCATCAGTAATTGCAGAAGAATAAACACCTTCTATACCCATATAAGTTTGAGTTTTAGCGTAACTAGTAGTTCTCAAATCTTGTATACGGTTACCTTGCTTATCTACTCTAAAAGTAGGCATTTCTAAAAGCTTGTAACCTTTAACGCTACCAAATGTTTGTAAATTGTCGGGCGCTAATACAGACTCTAAATTTCTAGCAACTCTTTGTTCAAAGTGAATATCTGCTAGTCCCAAATCGTCAGGACCTACTGTAGAAAAATACTTCTTAGTAAGTTCCCCATAGGCAAATAAACCCAACAAGGGTCCTCTGCCTTCTAATGCTTGCTTATAGTAAGCTCTGCCTAACTCGCTACCTCGCCTAAACTCTTCAGCAGCAACATTAAACGGAAGCGCAGCTTGCATAATTTTTGGAGAGGATATAGCAGCGTCAGATGCAGAAATATGCGCTTCTTTTTCTAATAACTGTCTAGTAATTTGAGCAGCGTCACCACCTTGGGATATTTCTTGTGCAGCACCAAATAAACGACTTTGAACTTCTACCGACATGCCTAATGGATGTTCTATATCGTTCAACCCCATTCTTTGGGTTGCGCCTTGAGTCATTTTCTGTAAATCGATAATATCTCTAGCCCTACCAGGGCCTTCTGTAGTTTTTACAAAAGTCTCAAACAAATCAGCATATGTATTCTCTTTAGTAGCTAAAGACTTAGCATAAGTATACTCTTTGCCTGTTGTATAAAAAGGATCTCCTGTATAAGAAACTGCCTGCATAACTTCTTCAAAAGGATTACCTACTTGAACTAGCTTGTTTCTTATACGAGCATTATACTGATCTGGGTCTAAATTTATAAAATTTGGATCTTCTTTAAATAATTGGTTTGCAACTATACCTCTAATAGTTGCTCCTGTTTGCTTAGACTCAAATAAAACGTTAGAAGCATATAAGCTTTTACCTTCAATTTCTTGCGGCAATCTTTTAAAGATTAAATCCTCAATATCTACTTGCTCTGCTTGTATAGCAATGTCTGGTCTACCAAACCTATCTCTAAATATATCTTCAGTGCGCTTTTGTAAATCAGCAACACCTATATCACCCTCAGCTCTTAAGTAAGATAAAGTATCAAATATTTGTCTATTTTCTGCCTTAGTAAATAAAGTACTAGTTATACCTAAACGACTTGCTTCTTCTGCAGAGTTTACATAGTACCTAGTTTGAAATTTATCTACTACACTAGTGTACTTAAGTAACTCATCTCTAACTGCACCCTTATCAAAGATTTTCTTTTGTCTATCTAAGGTAAGAATAGCTTCTTCAAACTCTAATCTATTTTTAAATTGACCTGTATGCAATTTAACAAACATGTCTTGAAGATCTTCACTAGCTTTACTTAAATTAAAAATAGGAGTTTTAACAATTTTTTCAAAAGACTCAGTCATTTTATTAGTATTAAAGTCGTTTATAAAATATCCAAGCGAACGAGATTCTTCTGACAAAAATATGTCACTTAAATGCCTTGTAAAGAAAGAAGCGAAGTGACCCCTAGGTGTTACATTACTTTTTATAGTTTTGACCTGTCTGGTCTTTTTAGAAGACATTTGAGCTTGCTCAAAGAAATCACCGTCACCAACTGTAACCATGTGATAAGGCTTAACATAAAAAGTCTTAACTAAATTCTGATCTACATGATAAGCAGAAGCTTCTGTAATTACTGCTCCACCAAACTTACTAGTAGTTTCATAGTCTAAAATAACTGCTTGTTGAAGAATGTTACCTATATTCTTCATACCTGGATCAAATATAGCACTACCGTCTATTCTTACATTAGTAGCACCATAAAAGTTACCATCAAAAGTAGCTCCTGGCTCTATAATCATTCTACGAGGCCTACCGTCAGACTCAAAGTCTACAGTTACAGGTCTGCCTGTAGTATTCATATACATAGATTTAAGAGCTTCAATCATCTATAAATATATCCTCATCATCTACAGCTTCTGTTTCTACTGAAGCTAGAGCTTCCCTTAATGCTTGTATTTCAGATAATACCTTAGAGTTATTTTGTTTTTCACCCATTTTTAACATTAAGTCTGCTTTAGACTTTCTTGTTTCCATAAGTCGTTCTAACCAACGCTCTCTTCTTCTCTCTAATCTATCAATCATATCTATAACTGGATGCAACTTAGTAGACTCCGCCCTATCTCCGTTCTCGTTAAATCCAGTAACATCTACCATCAAGAAGTCTCTACCCTCACCTCTTTTATCTCCACTAGACAAAACAAAAAGACACCTATTTTTATATAAATCAATTAAAGCTAATTCATTTACAATAGACATTTCTACAGGATTGTTTGGATCTACATCTAGATACTTTAAATAGTCTACTATCTTTTGCTCTACATAAAACTTCTCCATAATACATTCTCTACCAATAGGATAGTCAGAAGCTTCTCCTAAATCCAAAGTAGAGTCTGCTTTTAAGGTAGGTATAGGACATTTCTTAATAAAGGGACAACTTTCGGGCCCTAAGCAAGTTAAAGGTGCAGATGCATGCACACCTGTTTGTAGTCGGTTTACAGACTTTTTAATTCTAATTAATTTTTCGGGCGGAATTTTACTTAGGTATTTATTATATTCTTCCTGGTCCAAAGAATTATAAAACTCAACTTGCCTAGACTCTTTACTAGCATCTACCCTTAAAAGGTCTTTACTCATTATGCAAACTCTCCTATATGTTTTAATGTGTAGCTTACTATATATTATACTCTGGTATAAAGGTAACTCAAACTTACTGTTTAAACTACAATGGTCACCTTTAAAATGGTGGCTAACTACCGGACTTTTAACAAATTACTTAGGATTACTATCGTGGTGGTACTTCGTTAAGCAGTATAACATATGGGGTGCAATAGCAATTACCTATTGTTTACATACTATAATAGAGTTAGGTTTGAGTTTCTATTATTTTGACTCACCAACAAATCAACAGCTAGTTGGCTTAACACTACTAATGGTAGGTAGCTTTCTAGTGTTAAAATGAAAGCAGTATAAATGTCATCTACAGTGTACTTTCCAAAAACAGACAAATACCCATATACAAGACAGTGGAATCTAGAAGACATATGGAAGTCTACAAAAGACTTCCAAAAGAAAAAAATTTTAGTTTCAAATTTATGGGATGCGAGGTATGCACAAGAATGGTGCTGGCAACATGAAGGCGAAACAATAAGCAATAAGTTCTTTTTACACCACATGCAAAGAGTCTTAACTGCTGACTTAAGCTACCCAATAATACTTTCAGAAGAGAACTTAATCTTTGATGGAGTACATAGACTAATGAAAGCAAAACATTTAGGATTAGAATACATAGATTGTGTTCAATTTACAAAAGATCCAACTCCAAAGGAATAAAATGCTAAGAGATCAAATAAATAAAGCAGACATAAAAGAAATAAATTTATATATAGCCGCATATCAACGTGTAATAGACTTTTACGAAGAATACGAAGCAGAGCCTGAAGATCAAGCGTACATAGCGCAGAGATTAAAATATCTATACGGAAAGCAAAGTGAATACCTAATAGCTAGAGAAATATCTCAAGAAGAAGCAAAGTCTATATAGGTAATTAAATTTTCCTAATAAAAAATAAGCAAAAAGCGATTTAAAATTTTTAGGATTAATTTTTGGGGGAAAGTGGGGGTAGAGTAAATTACTTGTAAAAAGCCTTATAGGGGGGGATAGAAAATATAAAAAATATTTTTACTATAGGGGCAAAACAAAAGTATAAAAATTATTTGTGGGGGTAGTAATAGTATATATAGTTCATAAGCTTTTGTTATTAGCCTACCCCCTGTTATTTGCCTTGCTTTAGTGGAGACTCATGTTCATGCCGTGCATCTGCCAAGGTGCCGAGTCTCTACGGCAGTTTTCTTTTAGGAGAAATATCATGGCAAAGCAAACTTATTGGGCAAATAATTTTGGCACCTTCAACCCTCTTGGTGAGGTTGATTGGGAGATTTTCACATCTTTCTCTTCGGAGGAGGTTGAGGAGGCGATGGCTAAGGTCCTTGAGGCCTGTGTCGACGCTCGATACTCTTATGAGCTAAAGGTGAAGCAGCATGGCAAATGGATCTGTGTAGATCTAAGTGCTAAGCTTCACTGGTGGGCTCTTGAGGACGGCCTCTTTGATGAGGTCTCCTGTTTCGTACAGGAGTGGGCCAAGTGCCCTGAGGGGGAGTATCGAGCATTTAAGAATTGAAAAAGGAGACTCAAGGAAGAGTCTCTTTTTTTATTTACCTAGCTTTAGTGAGCATTCTACCCAGGTGCTTGCCATTAGGCGTCGTAAGACAATCACGGGTAATTTTTAACACGCTAAAACAAAGGACTTGTATTATGCGTAAGTTTGTTGAATCATTCATCGATGATGTCAAAGTCATCGCCATCTTTTTCCTCCTTTTTGCCGCAGTTTACTGTGGTACAGAGGTCATCTCCCTGATTGACTTCTCTTCCAAAGAGGAGGAGGTCAAGGTGGTTTCCAAGGAAGAGGCCTTCATGCAGGAATGCATGAAGAGAATGGAGTCCTCTAGTTCTCACTTGCAGTACCACTACGGTATCTGCAACAAAGAATTAGAGAGAAAGAACAAGTAAGTTCAGCTCCCCCTAAGCATGGGAGTATAAAAAGTAATGCTACTGACATGTCGATTAGTCAGGTAAAAAGAAGGAGACTTAGTTCTCCTTTTTTTTATTTGCCTG